TCTCTGACTTATTCGGCATACGATGATGCTGTAGATGTCGCGCCAAGGTATACGGGCACACAAATTGAGGCAGCGTTAAAAGCAGGGGAATTTGTCTTTACCCCTTCCGTTAATCGGGCTGTGGTGGAGCAGGATATTAATACTTTTCTCTCTTACACACCGACAAAGGGGAAACAACTTCATAAAAACCGCGTGCTCCGAGTACTGGATGGCATTGCAAATGATTTGAAGCGTATCTTTGAGTCATTTTACATCGGTAAGGTATCAAACAATGTTGATGGTCGAGCTCTGTTTCGTAAAGAGGCTGTGATCTATCTGGATAGCTTGCAGGGCATTTCTGCTATTCAAAACTTTGATGCCCAGACAGATATCACAGTGCTTCCTGGTGTTGATTCAGACGCCATTTACGTCGAAGCCAATATCCAGCCGGTAGACAGTATCGAAAAAGTATATATGAAAGTGCAGGTGAGATAGATGTCGTTCTTAAAAGCAAATGACACGATCAGCGGACAAGAGGGACGAGCGTACGCCACAATCAACGGTCAGGTTGAAGAGATGTTCTACATCAAGACTCTTGAGGCTTCAGTCGAAAAGGAAAAAGCTGAGGTTAAGACATTAGGACGCCGTGGAACTCAACATAAAACCACCGGTTGGTCTGGTACAGGTAGCATGACAATCTATTATGTGACAAGCCGGTTCCGTCAGTTGATGATCGACTATATCAAAACGGGTAGAGATACCAACTTTGATATTACCGTTACAAACGAAGATCCTGGATCCACTATCGGCGCACAAACAGTAACACTACTAGGGGTAAACCTAGATAGTGTGGTGATGGTATCCTTGGATACTGAATCAGATGCATTGGAAGAAGATATCGACTTTACATTTGAAGATATTGATATGGGTCAACCATTCACCGCGCCAAACAATTAAATTAAAACGAAATTATATTAGGAGGAATTATTAATATGAGTTTACAAGAATTTTTGAATGAAAATCCTGTGGATGGCTTGACTGATGAAGTTGTAGTATCGTCACGATTTAAGGATAAAGAGGGAAAGGTTCTTTCTTTTAAGATTAAGGCAATGACAGATCAGGAATTCAACGAAACTCGCAAGTCTTGCACGATCCCAAAGAAGGGACGTAAATTTGAATTTGATTCAGGCCGATTTAATCTGCAGACAATAATCCGGAATTGCGTAGAGCCCAACTTTAAAGATGCTACTAGTATTAAAAAGTTGGGATGCGCATCTCCTGAAGAGTATGTACAGAAGGTATTGTTAGCTGGGGAGATTGCAACATTGGCTCAAAAGATCAGTGAGTTGAGTGGCTTTGATGCAGAAATGTCAGACTTGGTTGAAGAAGCAAAAAACTAATACGGGAGGGTGATCCTGATGCGAATTATGCATATTACGCCCTCCATAAGTTCCATAAGTGGCCTCATGAATATATGGCTCTTTCGCGACAAGAAAGGGCCTTTGTTATGGCTGCGGTTAATGAACGTGTTGAAAAAGAGAAGAAAGATGCAGCAAAGGTAAAAGCAAAGAAATAGGAATTATTACCCTCTCACGTTTTTCACTATGTGGTAGAATATAGGGAAAAAGCAACGGAGGTTGTGCATGGGTATCTTTAAGAAGAAAGAGGTTAACGGTAGTTTTGGCGCTTCTCTATTCCATACAGAGGGATTGCCGATTGCTGAAAATACTCATTGTGAACTCAGAATAAACGATGGGAAGTTAGTAATCACTGGTGGTGGATCTGAATTTATTGTCAATTTGTCTCAGATCCAGGCTGCTGATTTTAAGACTGATGTTGAGATTGCGCATATCGTGAATAGCAGCGCAGCGAAGGGTATTGCCGGAGGGCTTTTATTCGGTCCTATCGGATTAGTTGTCGGTGCAAGAGCAACTAGTAAAAAGGAGCGAACGGTAACCCCATACTTGATTATGAACTACATTAATTCTGCAAATGAACTTGCTGTATTAATGTTCCGGGACAATCCCAAATCATTTGAAGCGGCAAAATTCATTGATAAGATACGACCTATAATATCAAATAATCCGAAGCAAACAATTCAACTATAAATAATTTAGAGGTCGCCTATATGGCGGCTTTTATTTTTTTAGGAGGTGATAACTGAGTGACAACAGTATCTAGTACCCTTAAAATGCTAGACAGCTTTTCAAGCCCTATGCAACGTGTCGCTAACCAGGTACTAGAAGTTACAGCACGTATGGAGAGGTTGAAGCGAGTTGTAGAATCTCCTATCTCTATAAGGATGGACGCGAGTCAAGCGGTTCAACAAGTTGAACGTCTCAGACAACCTATATTAAGAATTACCATTGATCAAGCAGGTCTAATGCAACAAGTAAATGCAGCGAGAGCGCTGATAGAATCACGATTGCGAAACATACAAGCAAGTATCGATTTGGAAATGCCCCCTGCTCTACGTGCTACGTTTACTAGCTTACAGCGCATGGTGTTACGACTAGTTCAATCTATGGACAGATTACGAACAACTACTAGAACCGACTCAAATCAAGCCGCACAGCTATCCTCAGCTTTGCAACGCATAGCCCGACTTGAACAACAAATTGCTGATTTACAGAGACAAGCTAACGGAGGTCTTCGCGAAGCGGGGAGAGCGAGTAACGGATGGTTAGGCAACATGAAGAATATCGCAGCGGCATACTTGAGTATTCAAGGTATTAGATTAGGAACGAAAATAAGTGATGATTACATTAACACAATTGCTCGCCTAGATTTAATTAATGACAAAATGCAAACCACGGCCGAACTTCAAGATAAAATTTTTGAGTCCGCTGATCGTGCTAAAGGTAGCTACACAGATATGGCGGCGGTTATAAGTAGAATGGGTACTTTGGCAGGCGAAGCATTTAAGTCTAATAACGAATTAGTTGCTTTTACAGAGTTAATGCAAAAGTCATTCCGTATTGGTGGATCCAGCACGATGGAACAACAAGCTGGGATGTATCAATTATCCCAAGCGATGGCAGCAGGAAAACTCCAAGGGGATGAATTTAGGTCTATCATGGAGAATGCTCCAATGTTGGCAGCTGCGATTGCAGATGTAACCGGGAAGACTAAGGGTCAACTCAAAGAAATGAGTGCTGACGGGACCATCACTTCAGATATCATCAAGGCGGCTATGTTCAACGCAGCCGATGATATAAATGTGAAATTCGCTTCTATGCCTCGGACATTTGGCGACGTAATGAATGAATTGCAAAATTCTGCTCTTCAAACATTCGGACCATTAATCCAGCGTATTAACGATATGTTAAATAGCCCAGGAGGGACGGCGTTCATTGAAGACTTTAAATCAGGAATTGCTGGCGCAGCAGACGCGGCAAATAATTTGTTGACTGCATTAATTAATGTTTATAACTTCATGTCTAGCTATTGGCCAATACTCGAACCTATTGTTTTAGGGGTTGTGACTGCATTAGGCTTATATAAAGGTGCACTTATTGCAATTTCTGTATGGAGCGGTATAACCTCAGCGGTTGAACTTGCGTCTGCCAGCATAAAAGCTGTATTGTCTGGTGCTACACTTTCAGCTACTTCGGCTACAGCTGCTCAAACAGCAGCGCAGTGGGGACTTAATGCCGCGATGCTCGCGAGTCCAATAACATGGATTATTCTCGCGATCATAGCTTTGATTGCTCTGTTCTATCTTGTAATAGCTGCAATTAATAAATTTGCAGGGAAATCAATTTCTGCTACAGGGGTTATTGCCGGTGCTTTTACTGCGGTGGGAGCCTTTATAGGTAACCTCTTTTTTGGATTATTGGAATTGGTTTTTGGTGTTGTAGAATTTTTCTTCGACATTTGGAATAGCTTTGCCAATTTCTTTGGGAATTTATTTAACGATCCGATTGGGGCTGTTATAAATTTATTTGCCGATTTAGCAGATAGTGTACTAGGGATATTGGAAAAGATCGCAAAAGCGATGGATTTTATCTTTGGAAGTAGTATGGCAGATACGGTAGCTGGATGGCGTTCTGGTCTTGGTAGCATGGCAGAAAAAGCCGTAAAAGAATACGGCAATGGTAAATATAAGGACCAAGCAAAAGATCTGGATATAGACAGTATCCTAAAGGAAAAGGGAATTGGTCTTGAGCGTTTTAATTATGGGGATTCATATAAAGCTGGTTACGATAAAGGAGCAAATCTTTTTGGAGGTGACAATAAAGCGGCTGATGAAGCACTCAAAGGAGCGAAAGATTCTTTTACGATATTGCCACCCGGAGCAGCGACTACTGCAGAAATGGCATCCGCTGATGATGACAAGAAGAAGCTCAAAAAAGTTGATAAGCTCGGTAAAGTAGAGAAGCCAATTGATATAAGTAAAGAAGACCTAAAGGTTATGCGTGATGTCGCCGAAATGAAGAACATTCAAAACTTTGTGACGCTGACACCTACAATTCAGGTGAAGACAGGACCAGTAACCAATGAGGCTAATGTCGATTCCATCGTTAAAAAGATCGGCACCATGCTTACTGAAGAAGTGGCCAGCACAGCCAAGGGAGTATATAGCTAAGGAGGGGTGAAATGTTCAGACGTCAAGCTGTTAAAAGGAAGAAGGTCGTCGATGTGACGACCTTCACAGTTGGCTTTATTGAAATTCATGTTCCTGACCAAAGCTCAAACCAACTACTTGCTCAGAGTATAAACAAAAAAATTCAAGCTTCATTTTCACATTGGGGTTTGAAAATGGAGTGATTGTTACATTTTTAAGATAAATTGGAGACGATTCCGATTTACCATTATCCTTAAGAACTTCAGAAGAAGACTTAATGATCACATCTAACAGCTCTTTTTCACTAAATTGGGTGATTCCAGAGTCTTGATCAGGAAGATAGAAGTCTCCTGAAATACAGGCAGAACTAGTGTAAAACATCATTTTCGTATCTTCACTCATGCTTACAGAGAAATCATTATCAGCAATGCCAGTTTTCAATGTCTCAATAACGGTCGACATTGCGATTAAATGTTTTAATTTATAATTAGACATTTTTAAACCTCCTTTCTCGATATTGGACCACACGTTTACCAATATTCGACAGAATGGAGGTTTTCCCCTTTTTGAAAGGAGGTTGTATTGTGGCCAATGGCTACAGCATCGAACTTAGTTTCAACAACCGAGCTATCTGGTTTGAGATCCCTGTTCTTCCGGAAGAAATTGAAATCGGTGGGGAGGGGGATGGAGAGACTTACGATATAACTGATCTTGGTGAAATCAACGTCATCAAGGCAGCAAAGCTCAAAGAGATCAGCTTCAGCAGCTTTTTCCCGGCTATCGCTGTAGGTGGTACCGTACCAAGCTATGTATCATCAAAAAACTGGGGGCAACCCGCTGACTACATCCAATTGATTGAAACTTGGATGAACAAGCGGAAGCCAATCCGGTTTATTTTTACTTCAACGGGTCTTAAAATCAACATTGCGGCCAGTATTGAGGAATTCAATTATAAAGAGGTTGCTGGATCCCCAGGTGATTTTGAATATGACATCAGCTTGAAGGAGTATGTTTTTTACGCTGCTAAAAAAGTGAAGCTAAAGACAACCGAGACAGCAGCCGGTACAACCACTACAACAAAGAAAGAGCCAGCGAAACGTGCAGATGAACGTACCAAGTCGAAAACAGTAACCGTCAAATCCGAGGATACTTTGATGAAGATTGCTAAAAGAGAGCTCGGTGACGGAAGCCGATGGAAAGAGATCCAGAAGTTAAACGGCTTAACGGACGCGCAGCTGAAGACACTAAAAATCGGCTCAGTTCTTAAGCTACCGGGGTGATGATACTTGGAGTTATTGATCGATAATAAAAACGGAACCGTATGGGATGTATCCAGCATCGTTACGGATATATCCTGGAAGACGGTTCGAATTGGCAAGGCGGCGTCCCTAGAATTTACTCTTGTAGATCGTGGACCATGGCAAGATAAAAAATTCCAGTTGAATAATGGTGATGTGGTTCGCTATACGGACGAGGGGCATAAGGTCTTTTACGGATATATTTTTTGTATTGAAATCGGGACGACCGAAGAAATATCCATTCTGGCTTATGATCAGGTTCGGTATTTAATGAATAGCGGAACCTATGTGTTCACGAAACAGACAGCAACTCAGGTAGTTAAAAAGCTTGCTCAAGACATGCAGCTCAAGACCGGAACGCTGGAAGATACAAAATACATTATTCCTTCCCAGATCCGCGACGACAAAACGTTTATTGATATGATCTGCATGGCGTTAGATGAGACGTTGGTTAATTACGGGACCAACTTCGTATTCTTCGACGATTTCGGGAGTTTGACGATACGTAATGTTTCCAATATGCGTTTTCCTTTTGTGGTAGGTGATGATTCACTTATGACAGATTACTCTTACAGTCGCAACATTGACGATGAGACATACAATCAAATTGTTTTGTACAGGGACAATAAAGAGACAGGGAAGCGGGAAACTTACGTCACCAAGGACAGCGCCAGCATTGTAAAGTGGGGATTGCTGCAGCTTTACCAGAGTGTGGACGAGAAGCTGAATCAGGCCCAGATAACAGAGCAACTGGCTCAGCAGTTGTTTATGAAGAATCGAGAGAAGCGAACGCTTAGCATAGAGGCCCTTGGAGATTATCGGATGAGAGCCGGCTGCTACGTGAATCTATATATTAAGGCGATGAACATAAATAAATTCTTCTTGGTCGATGAATGTACTCACAATAAAGAAGGTGGTGTGCATACGATGGACCTGGAGTTGAGGCTGGTGTAAATATGATTGAAGCGATAAAGCAAGCTGCCTTAGGTGCTGTCAATGCTCAAGGTCCTGTCATAGTGCAATTAGGATCCGTAACAAAGATAAATCCTCTTGAAGTGCTAGTCGATAACCGGCTATCTCTTCCAGAGGATTTTTTACTTGTGCCGGAATCATTAACTGAGCTGAAGGCGACTGTAGGTAGTCAGGAAGTTGTAATTCGGAAAGCCCTTGCCGTTGGAGATAAACTGCTTCTGATCCGTATGCAAGGCGGTCAGAGTTACGTAATCATGGACAGGGTGGTGAGTAATTGATACCACAGAGCGATAATGTACTGCTGAATGAGGACATGGAGGATACGCCCCAACCAAGCCTCACTTATAAACTAGACCTTGTAAACGGACGAGTAGGATCCGTGGCGGTGGACGGATTGGATGCCGTAAAACAGGCGGTTATTAAAATTCTCTCGACAACCCGGTTTGAAAATCTGATTTACAGCGACAATTATGGCAGTGAGGCAGATGTCGGAGCGGTGCGGGGCAGAGCGGTGTTTGAAACGGAAGTGGAGCGCTGGGCTAGGGAGGCGTTATTGCAAGATGATCGGATCCTGTCCGTCACCAACTTTAGATTTACTTATGAAGGTGATGCAGTGCTCGTTTTGTTTGACGTTGAGAGCGACTATGGAAACTATACAGACCGATTGGAGGTGAATGGTGGTGTATGAGAACCAAACATTTGAAACCATCTTAGAACGAATGCTAGATAGAGTACCCGATGGGCTGGATAAGCGAGAAGGCAGTATTATTTATGATGCAATGGCTCCGGCAGCAATGGAGCTGGCTCAGATGTATGTTGAATTGGATATCAACGCGAATTTAATATTTGCTGATACCGCTAGTGGCGATTATCTGGACCGGTCAATTGCTTGGTCTGGTGTGACTCGCAAGAAGGCGACAAAAGCCCAACTCCGAGGGCTGTTTTATAATGCTGCTAACACCTTAATGGATATTCCAATTGGTAGTCGCTTTGCGATAGGTTCAATCAATTATAAGGTGGTTACTCGGCTCTCATTAGGAGAGTATCGCCTTGAGGCAGAGGTTGAAGGAATTGCGGGGAATCAGCATTTCGGTGTCTTAATCCCTATTGATTTTGTTAATAATCTAGCAAGAGCTGAATTGACAGAGTTACTTGTTCCCGGGACTGATAGAGAGACTGACGATGTATTACGGCAGCGGTACCTTAATTCTGCCAGACGCCCAGCGACAAGCGGGAACAAATATCATTACATTGAATGGGCTCTTGAAGTTTCCGGAGTGGGTGGAGCTCGCGTATTCCCATTATGGTCAGGTCCGAAAACCGTAAAAGTTGTCATTGTAAATACAGAAGGTGCTCCTGCTTCAAGCGTACTTGTGAATCAAGTACAAGACTATATCGATCCAACTGCTGGGAAAGGCGAAGGACAAGCACCTATTGGGGCAGTAGTCACGGTGACTTCAGCAATCGGTAAGACTATCAATATATCAGCCAAAGTATCTTTAGCACCGGGTTACAGCTTACAGGGTGTGAAGAATACTTTTCTGGAGCGATTGGAGTCTTGGCGTAAGTCGGCGTCTTTTGTATCTACTTATGTAAGTCAGGCCGTAATTGGATCGATCCTTTTAGGTACTGACGGGGTTATTGATTATGTTGGATTGCTACTCAATGGAGCTGCTGGGAACATTGTTCTTTCCGAAGAAGAGGTGCCAGTGATCGGTACTGTGGAATTGGGGGTGTAACATGGCCTACCCGAATAAAATAGATGTTTTTCAAGAGAAGTTGAACAAAAACCCAACAGGAAACAACTATGTTATTGAGGAAAGAATAACACTTGTTGCAGGCGTTTATGAGGGTTTATTGAATCACGATAATATCAATAACACTACTATCCAAGTCTATAGCGGAAGTAAATTAACTGGTGATAAATTAACAAATTGGACTTTAACTATTCCAAGTGATACACCATGGCGCAGGCTAATTAAGATTTTTAGTAGTGTTGCCGAAGTCTATGTAACCTATGAGACACCAGGGGATACCGTGGAGGCAGATGATATTAATGTTCTTCAGACAGCAGTAACAGCTACACAAACAGAGATAGAAAGGTATAAAACAAATGGTCTGATAGACGGCGGAACATTTACGAGAGGGGTATAAGATGGCACAGACGATACAAATAAAACGTGGTACTAAAGCTCAACTTAGCACGTATGGTGCATTGCTTGTTGGCGAAATGGGTTTTTGTACAGATACTAAAGAAATATATATCGGAGACGGTACAACAAACTCAATGGTTGGGCGAGCTTTGTCAGGTGCAGAGGCTTCTCGTCCGGTGGCCGCATCGGTTGGACGTCTGTTTTACGTAACGAGCGGGGCAAATAGTGGATATCTTTATTTTGATGATGGGGCAGCTTGGAGGCGAGTGAACGCCCAAGCACTCAGTGATTTAACAGGGTCGCTAGATAATATAGCGGATGGCGCTACTTATGCAAGGATATTAAAGGCTGATGTTAGTGCAGGGCATATCAATAAGGTGTCAGATGGAACGAATACTAAAACGGCGGCTGAAATTAAGAGTCATATTGACGATGCAACTAAACACCGAGTCATTAATGATTCCGGCACAGCCATTACAGATATTTGGTCCGCACAAAAAATAAAAAATGAAATCGAATTGGCAAAACACAATATTGAACCGCAAGCTTCGGTAAAAGATCAACATCTATTAGCTCCACCAGCAAGTCCAGTAGAAGCCGATCGTTACATTATTCCTGCGTCAGCAACAGGGGTATGGGCGGGTAAGACAAACCAGATAGCGGAGTATCAGTCTGGGGCATGGGCTTACTATTCTCCTGCTGTAGGGTGGACTGCATATGTGGACGATGAGCAGAAGATTTATAGCTGGAATGGTACGGCGTGGGTTCGGACAGGCGGCGCTCTTCAGACGATTACAGCGGGTAATGGTCTAACTGGTGGTGGTCAGTCTGATACAGTGACGTTGACAGTCGGAGCGGGTAACGGGGTTGTTGTGGATTCAACTACTGTAGCTGCCAAGCCAGGTAAAGGCATCGTTGTTAACGCGACCGGGATCGAGGCTAATATTGATGCTTCCAGTATCGTTTATGATGCGGCCAATGGAAATAAACTCACGGTCGCTACGATTGATGGGGGCACGTTCTAGGAGGCTTTGAGATGGCGAGAAAAGTATTAATCCAGATACGTAGAGGAATAGAAAGTGCAATCGGTA